GCATCAATTCTTTCCGCGATTCTTTCTTCGGACATTTCTAGGGTTATGTACAATACATTAGATCCCACTTCCATGGCGGCAGCTGCCTGATGACACATAACGAGAGACTTGCCAACACCGGTACCAGACATCCAACATAACAGAGATTTATTAGGTAGACCACCCTTTGTAATTTTGTTAAGAATGTCTATATCAAATGGTATTTTTTCCTCTTTCCTGTGATAGAAATCGAATCTATCTTCTGCCGAATCATAATAGTCATGACCGACATTAGAATCAAAAGAAACAGCTAAAGCATCCGATAATATAGAGGGTAATGCATCTGGTGTTAAATCTTTCTCCTTTCCATCAATAATGGAAATGGATTTCAGTACCGCGTTATATACGGATCTATCTTTACAGAATTGCTCTGTCTCATTAACCAACCAATCCACATCAACTTCAGATGGAGAAATGGAATTGATATGATCTATTAATTTAGAATGTACATCATCAGTTATATTATTTCTTTTATTGATTCCTATGATCAGAGCTTCTTTGGATGGAATATTTGAATATTCACCTACATAATTATGAATTTCCTTAAATATTTCCTTTTCTATATGTCCTTGGAAATATTCTTCCCTAATAAAAGGTATTACCTTCCTAAGAAATGATTCATTCGTTATCAGATTTTTTATTATCGTTTCTTCTATCATCTTTGCTCATACTTTTGTCAATTTCTTGTACAAGGACATCCCCCATTATACATTCAAATTCTTCAGAATCTTTATAATCTCTGTTTCTAGGATTATTAAGAACCTCAAAATCGAATGTTAAAACTGGCGGATCATCCTCAGAGATTCTAACATCACCATATATATAAATTATACCATCAAAATTCCCACCCCTTAGTTTAATACCAGTTCTATCTGGTACATTTTCATTTTCAACATACGAATATTCTTGTTTCATTTATATTATACCATTTTTTCGAATCATTGTAAACTAATGAAGGAAGAATTTATGTGGGCAGTCAGTTTTTAAATTTAAAATTTCTACGGATTTCTGTGGTGCAGGTTCCTTAATCCCCTTTCGTTCTCTCCACATAAATTCTAATTTATACCCAAATAATTTAAAATCTTCATATTTGATGCACAGCATCCATCCTGTATTTTTATCGTTCTCATTTCTTTCTGGTAATGTTAATATTCCTTTTACTTTAGTATATTTCATATTTTACCTCTTTCCAGCTTGGAGCCACCCTACTTCTGCTAAGCGAACCCAATCGTGTTTAACATCATCCGTAAAATGATGATGTATTAATAATACAAATACCCAAAGAGCTAACAGAAATATTATTAGTATTCCTACTGCGTACATGATTATTTTTTTGATAGTTAATCCAGCATTTGTATATAACCTATAGAGAATTTTTCCTCTACATATTCCGAGAAATTTGTATCTTCAAAGATTGGTTTCCAAAACTCTTCATTAAGAGTATCCTTTTCTCTGAAATTTTTATCATCTGTTACTGTTGGTCGAGTGTACCAACCCACCTTGGGCTTAGTCACAAACCCAGATTCAACTGCGACTTCTAGAAGTCCAGAATATTTTTGAATACCACCTTCCCATGATACTGATATCGGGATTTTAGATTTTTCTTTAACGAATCTAGATTTCTCAACGTTAATGATAAAATCATAACCTATGATCTCTTTACCAACTTTATCTTGTCGGCGACCTATGATCCAAACTGTATTTGCTGAATATGTTATTCCTGTACCACCAGAAACTACCTGTTTCGAAAACATTTCCTGTGTCTCGTAGGTATGATTAACAGCAATCATCGGAATGTCGTTTAAAGTCAGATATGGAGTAGCCATACGAAATAACGATTTCATTTGTTTTGCTCTGCTCATATCAGCTACTGATTTAGAATCCCTAGCATCATCAATTTCCTTTTTAGACGCAAGATTACCAATGGAATCAATCATAATGAAAACTTTATCTGCCGAGGAAATTTCCTCGAGTTGTGTTATGAGATCAAATTTTAATTCTTCAACATTTTTAATAGGAATATGGAGAACTCTATTCATATCAATACCGAATGAATCCCAATATGCCTGTGGAGATCCAAATTCCGAATCATAAAAGAGCGTTATAGAATCTGGAAATTTATCCTGATATGCCTTCAGCATTAAAAGACCAAATGAGGTTTTATAATTTTTAGAAGGACCAGCAATCACAGTCAACCCAGAAGTAATACCACCATCAAATTTTCCAGTCAGTGCAACATTAATCATCGGAACAGAAGTGGGAACTGGATCGGATTGATTTAATATTTTCGACTCTGACATAATTGATGCGAGTTTAATTTTAGATGTCGATTTCATTCTCTCAAGTAAACTCATTTAATATTCACCCCCGCAACTTTAAGATTCTGCATATGCCACGTTCCACCGCCACCAGATTTAAACACCAATCTCACAAGTTCTGCGGAAACAATCTCTGCTATTTTAGCTTGTTCCGAACTCTTAAATTGGTAAAGCTCATCATATTTTAATGAAACGATATCCCCTATTCTGGTACCCCATTTTTCAAAAAAGGTTCTTTCCAGTTCTTCCCTTTTTTCTTGTAATTTCTTTTCTGCATCCAAATCTTTCATGTCTTGTAAATTCATGTAAAAAAATCCTCCAATGTGTTTCGTTTTTCGGGTGTCCAATTAATAATTTTCAACATATTATCAACCGGCATTAAAAAAGTTTTCTCGAATTGAAGATCATAGTCTATATATTCTGATAACTCAAACTCCCTCGGAAGAACAGAAGGAACAGAAATTACGTTAGATTTTATAGGATTGGGCATTTTAAGATAACAAAATTTAATCTTAGTCCCATTCTCTATGTATTCATATTTAGAATCTAATCCAAGTATCCTTATATATTCATTATACAATATCGAACCACGTACGTGTATCGGAGTTCCTTTCTTGTAAATAGATGTAGAATCATAAAACTTATCTATATTATTCGCGGTTCTAGGAAATGCAATATCTATATAATCAGCTTTTATAAATTCGAGTTTAAAATTGGAATAGTATTCTTGTGCCTCCTTCTCCGTACCATTTAAAATTATTTTAATAAATTCCTTCAGAGCTGTTCGGCATATAGGAGGTGTTGAACTTTTAATAGCCTCAATACCCATCATTTTAATTTTAGGGGTTTCATATCTAACACCCTCATTATCAATGACATTCATGATGTATCGTTTTTTAGCAAAGAACACGGTAGAATCGGCAATTGCTTCACGATCCATAAACATCTTCTGATCATAGGCATTGGTATAATCTGCAAGTTCTTGATACGATTTATCAATAAATTTTCTGAATTGATTAGACCCAATACTATCAAGAAAATCAACCTTATCTTGAATACCTTGATTTGGTCGCCATATAAGTTTATCCATAAGAGATTCGAATGATACATATACGGAATCAGTATCAGAAGCGATTACATAATCTGCATCATCAGTTTTCATGATATGATTCATATATTTATTAATCTCACGTTCTATCCATCTAATACTTAATTGACCAGACATTGTAATCGATTCTGCCATATTGACATCAAAATGGCGGAAATATTTATTCCCTAGAGCGCCATATAAGGAATTGAGAAGAATTTTAAGAGCCATTTGCTCAATGTAAAGGTTTTGTTCTAAATCTTTATTTCCATCCTTTTGAGCTTGAATCATTTTAGTCTTCACAATTTTCCTTGAAGAGAAATAATGATCCATTAATTCTGGAATAAACCCCCTAACCTTGGTGGAATATGTCATTCCGTTTGGGGTTATAGTGTAATTTGTTAAATCAAATACGTTGGTTTTATCCAACATAGAATCAATTGACACATTAGGAATACGGGATTGAATGGTTTCGGGTGAAATATTATACTGCATGATCAGATGTGGATACAATGAAGCAAGGTCAAACGACATTACCCATTTATGCCTACCTGTTTGAGTTTCTTTAACATACCCACCAACAAAATCACGGAACTCAGATTCCTTATTAGATCCAACAACAATGTTTTTCTTTATAAGATGATTATAACATATTACGTCCCAAACCCTTAATGTACCGAGAACATCAGTATAATTAGATTTAGCTTTATATGTCATCATATAAACCAGATCCAGAAGTTTGAGTTTATCATCAAGCCTTCTGACTAGCTCAGTATCCTTTATATTATAATCTATAAAGAGTTCATAATTTTTCTCATATAGATTAAAAAGGTTTTCATATTCAGAATAATCGAGTTTCTTTTCACCAAGTTCTTCAAATGATATGTTATTGAGAGAATATGATTCTCGAGTTACAAATGTGAATTTTTTATATAGGGAGACATAATCTAGATTGGATATACCAAGTATATCATATGTCTGTTGTTCTCTACCGAAAGATGTGGTGCGATTTTTCTCACGAATGACGCCCCACGGACTTAATTTTTGGGCAAAATTGGGAGAAATAATTTTTGATATTCTGTTGACGATATAAGGAACATCAAAGAATTCGATATTCCAACCAGTTATTGCATCTGGTTTAATAAATTCCCAAAGATTTACAAATTTTGTTAAGAGATCGGCTTCATTGAGACATTTGATATATTTAGAATTGTCTCTTTTCGATGTATAATCGCCAGTGCCAAATGTGAAATAATTATTATCATACTCTACGGTAATGGCATTGATTTCGCCATTAGCCTTTTCTGGGTATGGAAACCCACCCTCGGGTGGTGCCATAGTTTCAATATCGAAATTGAGCACACGAATATCTTCGGCATTGAATTCAATATCATCTACCCAATTCTCAGATATATATTTGTACTGATTTGGAAACTCTCCATATATATCAAAGACATCTTTGAATTGATTAAAATACTCACGGGATTTCTTAATGGTTTTAAATTCTTTTTTTATTAAAGACTTTTCCCCACTCAGATCTTTATATGACCCTTCTCCCTCAATCCAAAGAGATGGCTTGTATCTTATTTTTCGGAAGTATTGTTTACCAGAATCGTATCCTCTGGTATAAATCATTCCATTTTGCTGAATAGTATTCGTATAAAAACAATTCATGAAGAACCCTCAATTTGTAGATCATAATAACATTATATAGTAAATTCTGGGAATTGTAAACTTTATGACAGAATTTGTGATTTTGGTGTGTATATTTTAGAATACATATTTGAATAGGAGGCAAGGATATCTTCTGTTGGGATGGCTGAGGTTACAACAAAATCTTCAGGAATTGTAAATTCTGTATTTGTTGAATATGGCATCCACGGCGATAATGCCATTTGCATTGCACCATCATCATTTCTACCAACTGGCATAACTACGGCAGGATTTTCTACCACATACTTACCTTCAATTTCAGTAATAACATCACATAAAATATCTTCGCCACTTCTCAATCTCAAAATTTCAACACTCATTTAATTCCTCCTATATTATATTTCGCTATTAATTCCCAATTACCTTTATCTTTGTGAGAAATAACCTTAATTTGGTTCATTGGTGCTAGGTTTCCTAGCTCATGTTTAACTTTCAGGAGACCCCAATCTGATAATAATTTAGCGATAGCATTTCTTCTTTCGAGATCGTTATCGGATATATCGGTAGGTTTACCATCAAGTTTAAATAATTCCTTAAAATGAACAAGGTAATATTTATTTTGTTTATGAAGGATATGGCAAGACTGATAAAGTTTATTATCTTTTCGAGATGCCACACCAATCCTTGTCAATGTCTCTTTAATTTTCAGAAAATCATCAGCTTGACTGAAAGAGATTTCTAATAATGAATCTATGTCACTCATAATATTTAGTCCGTTATAAAATATTGATATTTATAAAATCAAGTTCCACCCTTGTATAAGGATTTTTTGATTTCAGTGAGATGATCAACAGATAACAAATCAAGTACAGCCTTAGCCTTTTTATCAGAATAATTATAATATTCTTTTATTGCAGAAATATTATCATCCTCTGCAGATTTCAACCACGGTGCAAATCGTTTTTTCTTTTTGATCACCTTCAAGTAATATTTATATTGAATATCTTTATCGAGAAAATGGAATCTATTTAATTCATTGGCGAAGAATAATGTATCAATGTATGCAGACATACATTTATTAATGATGAATGGGGAATACTGATCAATATGCTCGGACAAATCAACTTTATTGAAATTAATAGAATTAAGGAAATCGGATAATTTTAATTTCATTTGAATTCACATCGAAGCATAATTTCTACGAGAGCTGCAAGAATATTAATCTCAGGATCAGCAACAAATGCAGACTTATACTGATATTCAGCTATGATAACAACTGCTTCTGGAATAGATCCGGGTTTTAAATAATCATAGAGAGAGTCATAAATCGATCTGTATATAGAATCAGATTCATTATCAATATTATCT